ACACTCTGCGCGCCAGAATTTTTCCTCCGTTTCCCCTTAACGATTTCTGTGATCATATTCATGCATCTCCTTTCTTACAACAATAATTATATCATGATCGATACATGTTTGTAAACAACTATTTTATTATTTTTTACGATCATGTTTATTAGAATCGACCTTATAGCGTTTACGGCACCAATACATGAAACATATAGCAATAACAATTACTAGGAATGGGTTAGATACGCAATAATTAACAATAGTGAACAACATATCGAGCATTGTATATATTAGCCTTAAGATCGAATCTGCGATGCTTGAAAGGCTGTTACCGAGATTATCGGCTGCTTGTGATACTTGATAATCAACTGGAATGTATTCGTACATTTTAGCTCCTTTAGATCGTTTATTTGTTAATACTTATTATACACTTATATGAGCGTATTGCAATAACTATTTTGTACAAGTGGAAATTGATACTAAATTGTGCTTGACACTTGTAATAAATCGGAGTAATATAAGTGACAACAAAAGAGATCATAGAAAGGAGATTGGAAATGTACATGTATACGGATAGCCTTATCAAAATCGATGAATTTATTAGATTTGATGGAGCACATTTAGGGTTTGCACCAAGTACTTGGAATTTTTACCTAATACCTGACGGAGATGAAGTATTGAAAGAATGTGTTTATCTTGGTCATGTTTCGGATGGATGGGGTGCAATACTGTCAGAAGCTTTGTATCAAGCAGTTAGGAGAAGAAAGATGAACATCGATATTGACCACGTTCACATCATGGAACTACCTTTTGTTGGTCTCAGAAAAAGCAATATTGGTTTTCAAGCAATTTCAAACGAGTTTTATTTAATTCCTAAAGGTTCTGAAGATACGGAAAAAGCGATCTTTATAGGATACGCTAGCGATCCATGGGATATGATCGTTAGAAATGCTGAGATCTACGATGAAAGGATAATGTAATGAGAATGTTTAATACGAACAGTATGCAACATCCTTTACCTCCTGAGGATTTAAGCGATTATTTGATGAATGCCAAAAAATATGCTTATCAATTGGGGCATTTTACTTACAAGAACGAACTAGAAGTTATTGATGATGTTATACTATGTCTTACATATTTGGTTACATATTTGATTAAACGTGATTTACATCTATAGAAAGGATAATGTAATGAACGATGACTGGAGCTTCGAACTTGGTTACTTTATTAATGATGATTTAAATATCATGCATAATGATTTAAACATTGATGAATTAGGAACGATGATAAATACTATGCTTTTAATAGGAGAACCATGTGTTATAACAGGAGTGATAGGAGGTAATATAGAATTTTACATAGCTATACCTGCAAAATCTAACGGATTAGGAGATTTAGAAGATTTTATTAGATTGTTAGAATACGGGGAGGAGTTTTAAATGAACAGTTGGCGTGATTTTTGGGTTGGTGTACTTTGCATGGTCTTGTCGGTAAGTGCGATCATATCGTTGATCATCGTGATCATGAGTGCTCTTAGTGTTAAAGGTACAATATGATAAGCATAGTGGATTCCATGATTGCAACACACGAAAAATTTTAGAGTGGGAAAGGTGATGTAATGAATCTTAGGGAATGCTTGGAACGCGCTCGGAATACTTACTGCTATGTTGTAGATAGAGACGGTGTAAAGCTCATGCAGGGCACGGGCGAGCAGATACGGAAATCAAATTTTGGGCAGCAAGCGGGTAATGCAGAAGTAATCAATACGATGCATAATATGATTGATAAAAGTAAGCATCTTATTATCAAGATTGACGTATCTTATGAGGATTTTGTAAAATATTTAGGAAGTGGAAATTAATACTTGACACTACCTCCCATTAGGCTTATTATGTTAAAGCCACCGTTAATAACACGATATAAGGAGAAGAAAATGGCACGAGGATTTATACAGAAGAGGTTTACGACTACTGTAGTTAAGGGGTTTTATATTAAGGATGGTAAACCATGCGAGGTGGAGTTTGAGATGAACTCAAAATGCAAACTTAACCGAGCGCAGGCGATCATTCGCAAAACCGAACCGACTTTTTCGGCTGCATCCATCGAAGAGACGAGTAAGCTTTACAAAATGAGCGTTGAAGATTTTAAGGCTCATGCAACCATTGTAGATGACGAAGAGTAGAGTTACAACAAATCAGTAATAAAGGAGGGATTGAATATCCCTCCTGAGACTATGAAAAGGAGAAAGAAATGACCGAAGAACTTGCAGTATCGACCGACGAGAATTCCATATCACCTCTTGGTAGCGGTGTATATTGTTCTATTCATGCGGAAACTCAAGAAGAAAGGCTTGATATCTACGATGCAGTAAGCGATAGCAAGTCCCTTGATGATATGGTCGGGAAAGTCATCAATGTTGAGAATGTTATCATTCAGCCCGTGGAGATGGAAGATAATAAGACTGGTGAGCTTGTAAATCGTAATCGTATTGTAATTGTTGACGATAAGGGCGAAGCATACGGATGCACCAGTACTGGTATCGAAACCTCGATGAAGAATCTGTTTGGGATCGTAGGAATGCCGCCGTGGACTCCTGCTATTGCAATGGAGGTTATTAAAAAGCAGGGACGTAACGGCTATAAATTCACTTCGTTGAAACGTCATAAGAAGTAATATCAGTTCCCCACATGGATTATGATCAAGGGCGGGCGTCTACGCCTGCCCTTTCCTATCTAAGGTGGTTATATGACGAAAGCTAACGAAAACGCGCGTGCCAAGGTTAAAGATGCGGAAAGACGGGCACGCGGCAAGATCAAAAGATTGCAGAAAAAAGGTATTAGAACTGGTTCGATTTCACCGTTTAAAAATGTAGACCAATCAAATACTCGGGAGCTTAATAGATATTATAATTCGTTGGAAAAATTTATCTCACGATCTACTAGATTTGTAGCTGGTGCAGATGGCACCCCCATACCTTACAATGCATATAGGGATTATCGCAGAGTTGAGAAAGAGTGGAATAAGGTGCATAACAAATATTGGCGTAAGTTTGCGGATCAACCGTTTTTAACTGCGTATGGTGAAACCGATACGACTATGGGTATGAGATCGCGAATGGGACATGTTAAAGGTTTACCATACGGTGATATCGATTATGAGCGCATGACTCCTGCTGATAAGATTCGATCATTGAAAGATTTGCAACGTAGAAAAAAAGCTCTTGAAACTGAGATATCTCCATCTTATCAACGTAAGCGTACAAAAGAGCTTCGCAAAAATATGTTAGAGTTTGCTCAATATCTTAATAATCCTAAGATTGTAAATGCGATTAAAAAACTTACAAATGAGCAGCTTTTTGTATTGCAGAATTTTACAGATTTTGTACCTTTATTTTACCATCGTTATAATGGCAGTGTGGACGGACAAAATGACACTGTTACAGATGCGATGGAGGACGAGGCGATGAACGATCATCTTTTGATGACTATAGAACAAGTTAAAGCGTCTGCCCCAAAGGCAAAACGTAGTGATATCAAGATTAAAGGACAGAATAAAAAAGATAAGACTAAGGGTGTGAAAAATAAGACTGCGAAAACATTATCGCGTGAGTATAACGAAAGAAATTTTGTTGAGAACTCATCGAAATACAGTGCAGATTTACGCGGTTTTGTATAATGGACTATGTGGCTGATTTCGAAACGACTACTGATAAAAATGATTGTCGTGTTTGGGCTTGGTGTATTTGCGAAGTTCAGAACCCAGATAACATAACATTTGGCAATAGTATGCAATCGTTTCTTTCGTACTGCGAAACAAACGGAGGCACGTATCATTTTCACAATTTAGCATTTGATGGAGAATTTATAATTTGGAACTTATTTGATCGGGGGTTTGCATATTCCGAGAAAGCCATTACTAAGTCGTTTAAAACATTGATATCTGCTCAAGGTAAGTTTTATCAAATGTCGATATGTTTTGAAAAAAAGTCTAAGAAGAAAAGTAAAACAGCCGTTTTTAAGGATAGTTTAAAAAAACTTCCAATGAGTGTAGCTAATATTGCACAATCATTTATGCTTAAAATGCACAAGCTTGAATTGGATTATGATACTTATAGGCCTATAGGACACTTGCTCACGCCCCATGAGCGTGATTACATCAGAAATGACGTTGTTATTGTAGCCCAGGCATTGCAGGTGCAGATGGATAAAGGGCTTACGCGTTTAACTATTGGTGCAGACGCGTTGAATCAATACAAAGATATTATAGGCTCTAAATGGTCTGATCTTTTCCCTGTTTTGCATGTTGAAATGGATGCAATGATAAGAAAAGCATATCGAGGGGGATATACGTTTTGTAATCCACGTTATCAAGCAGACGATGATCATCAAGAAAGATGGATAGGTGACGGTAGTGTATATGATGTTAACAGTCTATATCCCGATGTAATGTATCATAGAAAACTCCCCATCGGGTTTCCTGTTTATTTTAGAGGAGAATATAAGCAAAACGATCAATATCCTTTGTACATTCAATTTCTTACATGCGTGTGCGATATAAAAGATGGATATCTCCCGACTTTGCAGATAAAAAACAATCCGTTTTATTGTGAGACTGAATATGTTTACAACACTGAGGGCACAATTGAGCTTGCAATGACTAACATAGATCTTGAGGTTCTTTATGAACATTACGATGTTACGGTTATCAGTTACAACGGTGGCTATATGTTCAGGCAGGCAACAGGTTTGTTTTGTGAATATATAGATTACTGGATGCACATAAAAGAGACTACCACAGGTGGACAGCGTCAAATTGCGAAACTCATGCTTAACGCCCTATACGGAAAATTCGCGACTAACCCTGATGTAACTTCTAAAATTCCGTATATAAAAGATGATGGCTCCGTTGGTTATAGGTTAGGCGAAAAAGAAATGCGCGACCCAGTTTACACCCCTATGGGTTGTTTTATAACAGCTTGGGCTAGGTATAAAACTATCACAGCTGCACAATCGGTTTACGATAGATTCGCTTATGCCGATACGGATTCTATTCATGTCGTAGGAACTCAGCCTGTAGAATGCATAGAAGTACACCCAACCAAACTAGGAGCATGGAAACATGAATGCAATTTCGATAGAGCGAAGTATGTGCGCGCTAAAACTTATATTGAGCATGTTGTATCAGTAGGCGCATATGTTGATGATATTTATACCATGAAGAAAGTAACCTCATATCTAGATGTAAAATGCGCGGGCATGCCCGATCATTTAAAAGAAAAGGTTACGTTCGATAATTTTAAAAGAGGATTGAAACTAGATGGGAAATTACGTCCGTGTCATGTACGCGGTGGCATAGTATTTGAAAGTACTACTTTTACATTAACTTAGGAGGTATTATGATTGAAAGATCTATTAGGCTCAAAGAGGAAGATTACGAGATTCTCGTCGATATCGCAGAAAGCGAGAACGTAACCGTATCTGCATTGATAAGGGTAGCAATACAGCGCCTTATTCGAGAATTCAATGATTGTGTTGATTTAGTGGATTATATGAATAATGATTGATAATGACCAGTGCATAATTATATAGTGTGTTTACGGTGATACCCTAACCGTCAGCGTCGATGACCTAGCGGGTGCCAACTGTGAAAAGTTCCGCGAGCGATCAATTCCGATGGTAAGGAAAGCAACGCGGGATAGGAAATTATCACTGTACGCTCAGCCCGTCATGGTTCAAAGACACATGGCGGGCTATCTGTTTAGGAGGATGAAATTGGACTTGAACGAGGAAAACATTGTAGATTGGTTGCGTGAAAGAATAGACGATGACGAATTCGATACGGCTGCTTCGTTTATCAATAATGTTCTTGAAGAAAACCGCAGCGGACGTGCCTATCGTGAAACATCCGAAGCAAAAATGAAGGAATATGACGATCGTATTAAAGATTACGACGGAAAACTTCAAGAGCAAAAGGCTAAAAACTACGATCTGCTGATGCAGATTCCTGCCAACGATCATATTGACGGTGATGGCGTAGTGGTCGAGGATGTTAGCGATGATGGAGAAGTGTATCATATCGACAATCTTTTTGTAGATGATGATGACGAAACCGAAAGGATGAAATTTTAATGGCAGTTAAAAAAGTACAAACTTTGCAAGCTAATAACGCTCAGATTCTTAACGCAATTCGCGTTGATGCATCTTTGGCTTATCAGCAGCGTATTCCAGCGGCTACTCAGGGAGATATTACAGAAACAGTTAATAACCTTGTCCAATATCGACCGATGATGAACGAGTTCGTTGATGCTCTTGTTAATCGTATCGGAGATGTGGTTATCAAATCTAAAACTTGGAGCAATCCGCTTGCACAGTTCAAACGTGGCATGATGCAGTACGGAGAAACTATCGAAGAACTTGCAACGTCGCTTTTGCAAGCTAAGCGATATGATCCGAACCGTTGCTATGAGGATGTGTGGAAGTGCAATCCCCCTGATGTAATGAGTAACTTCCATTCCATCAATCGACAAGATTATTACGATCTTACTGTTAACGATATGCTTTTGCGCCGTGCTTTTCTAACCGATTACGGGCTGCAAGATCTAGTTGGCCGTATTATGGAAACGCCTTATACGTCTGATTATTGGGACGAATATTTGATTATGAAGAACCTTTTTGTTGAGTTTGCTCGCAACAACTGGTTCTATAAGATTCAAGTTCCAGACGCTGCATCTGCTACGACTCGTGCAGACAAGCAGGATAAGGCGATGGCTATCACGGAAGCTGTACGCGCACAGGCCGCAAAGATGAAATTCATTTCGACTGATTGGAACGCGGCAGGAGCGCCGACGTATACGCGACCAGAAGAATTGGTTCTGTTTGCAGAACCCGAGTTTATCGCAATGCTCGATGTTAACGTTATCGCATTCGCGTTCAATGCATCGGCTGCGGATATCAATCTTCGAGTTGTTGAAATCGATGATTTCGGAATCGATGGTTGTCAAGCCATCCTAGCAGACCGTGACATTTTCATGTGCGCCGATACTTTGATTGATTTCGAAAGCATCCGTAATCCTAAACAAATTTCGTGGAATTATTTCTTGCATCATCACGGGATCTATTCCATGTCTCGTTTTGTAAATGCAATAATGTTCACTACCGAAGCGGGTAGTAGCGTATCCGTTCCTACTATCGCCATTACAGGGGTTACTGTGGATTATGCAACCGTTGACGGTGTAAAGCCTGAATTCGCTCCTAAGGGAGAACGTACCCGACTTGTTGCAACCGTAGCAGGGACTGTAACGCCTACCAATCCTGATTACGTTGTACCGCAATCGGTTACGTGGGTGATTACTGCCACTGAGGGTAAGAAACTTAAAACGGGAACGTTTATCGATGCAGAAGGTGTATTGCACGTTGCTGAGGACGAGGAGAACACCTTTGTAACCGTTACTGCAACGTCTACGTTCGTTGACCCCACAAAGCCAATGGCCGACCAGGATTACAAGACCGTTAATTTCAATGTTGGCATTGGCGCAAAGTACACGCCTAGCGCATAGTAAAAGCTTAATAAGTGTTAGGAGCAATACATGGCAGAGTTTCCAAATCTTCCAGATGATATTTATCAGTATCAAAACCAGTTCAATTACTCGGTATGGACACCTGATACTGTTGTAACTTGTTGTAATGTGCCATGGGATAGCTCTTATCGTGATATTGTGCGGTTCGATAGCGATCAAGCAAGGGAGGAATATTTTTCCTCCCTTGCGGGTTACTCATTCAGAGTTAATGGAATGGTGTATTTACGATATAATGACCCTATACGAGTAAACATACCATTCCATGAAGTTAATTCGTGCAATTATATAATCGTAAAAAATAAATTGCAGCCTGTACCGAATGCAACGCAACCAGATACTTTTTATTATTTTATTAAAGATGTGCAATACATCGCGCCCAATACTACGCAACTTAATGTTCAACTTGATATATGGCAGACATACTATAATCGTGTTTCGTTCAATTATTGTTATGTAAACAAGGGTCATATTGGCATTGCGAACTCTAATTCTGATTTGACAAACCTTAGAAGTTATCTTACCGATACAGAAGGCATGAATATCGGAGACGAATACGATATTGTTCATCAAGAATTTGTAAGTTATCAAGGCGAACAACCATTAGTAGTTATTGTAAGCTCTACATCTCTAACCTCAGATTGGGGAGATGTTTCCAATCCGCATCTCAATACGTCTAGTGGGTCTCGCAATGACGGAATGCCGAGCGGTTCTGATGTTTGGGCTTGCACATCATCGGATTTTTTGAAGCTTATGGATGCACTGTCTGATGCTCCTTGGGTTTCCCAGGGTATTTCTTTGGTAACAATAGTACCTGCAAAATTCGCAAATATCAGTAATTCTGAATCGGTTAACGTACATGGCGCTACACTTTTCAGGATATTGTATACATCCGATATAATTGAGTACGATATTATAGATCAGGTATGGGATAAATTCGACATTCCCGAACGTTACAAAAATTTATACAAGTTCTACACCTCGCCGTATACATGCATAGAAATGACTGCATTAAATGGTGGCGAACTTGTGCTTAAACCTGAATGTTTGGAAGTGACTAGACTCGCAGATAATTATGGGTACACGCATGAAAATGCTATATATTTGCAATATGATGTTTGCATGTGCCCTCCACAGATTCGTATTCTTGCTACGATAAACAATTATAATGGTTATGGTTCGCAAAATCAGATTATAAACTTTTTCGATGCATTGGGAGAATATCGTTCAACTACATTGAGAAGCGGTGAGGGTTTCGACATGTCGTTGATATTGGATAGTTTTCCGCAAATACCTATCGTCAACAACATGTACCAATACTATCTTGCAAGCACCGTTAATTCCAGGAACTACTCCTTTGCTGCTGCTGATTGGTCGCAACAGAAAGCGTTGACTGCTGCATCGCTTTCGTACAATCAGGCTAGCGCCAATATGGAGAATGCTCTTGCGAATCAACAAGTAGCCAATCAAGCAAACTGGGCTTTGTCTGGAATTTCTCAGGAAAAGAATCTTTGGAACGGTGTGCAAGGTGCCGCTTCTAGCGCTGTAGGAGCATTGGGGAACGTAGGAAGCGGAAACGTAGGAGGTGCTCTTGCCAATTCCGCTAATGTCCTCGGTAATGTGGTTAACACGGGGCTTAATGCCGATTGGATAAATAGGACTACTGCAACGCAAGTAGGTGCAGCTACGCAAAGCACGCTCAATAACGTAGCAAATCAAGGGTATATGCGAGATACCAATTACGATTATGCTAATTTTGCTGCTCAAGGTGATTACGAGACAGCTATTCAGGGTATACAGGCGAAAGTACAAGATGCTAAGCTTACGCAGCCATCGACAAGCGGGCAAAATGGCGGAGATGCTTTTAATCTAAGCAATGGGTTTTGCGGCGTACTCTTTAAATGGAAAAGATTAAAGTCTAATTTTATGGTGCAGATAGGTGAATTTTGGCTACGTTACGGGTATTATGTTAACAGATGGATTATCCCTCCTGCTGATTTGAAATGTATGAGCAAGTTCACATATTGGAAAATGCAGTATGTTAGTCTTGATTCTTCACCTATGCCCGAAGTTTTTAAAGAGGGTATTAGAGGAATTTTTGAAAAGGGTGTGACTGTTTGGAACAATCCAAATGAAATGAATAAGATTGATTTTGGTGATAACAAGCCTATAGACGGGGTGAGATATTAATGGGTTTCATGGAGGATGTAGACGCAAAGGCAGGCGAAAAACAGTTTCGCAAACGAAACAATGTTTGGCAATCTGCTGAAATGAATAATTTGCAATACCGAATGTACTATGAAATGCTAGAGCAAATGGCATGTTCTATTTACAGATGGGAAGGATTACCCCCCGAGATAGATCAACGTTTTCTAGAACTTACTTTGTTTAACAGAGGTATGAGTTTGTTTTTCTATGATGAAGATTATAATGCATTCTTCTCAACCATGGGTGCTCCATCAGGCCAAATAAATATGTACATGAATCCGACTAAATATCTTGCATACGGACCAAATGGTTTTTATAAACGATTAGATGCTACTGATTGTGTTCCCATTTGGAATAACTATCTTCGTCGCCCTGATATAAACGCAATGAGGATATATGCTCGCAGATTAGCCGATATCGATAGAACCATAGATGTTAATCTTATGTCACAGAAAATGCCTATTTTCGTTATGGTTCCAGAGTCGCAAAGGTTGACTACCCAGAACCTTATGAAACAGTACACAGGTAATGAACCTATAACTATAGGTGTAGATGGAATGTTCGACCCGAATATGATGACATATTTAAATAGTGGCGCTCCTTTTATCACCCCTGAGCTTCTTAAAGCCAAGCAAACTATTTGGTCTGAGATTATGACCTATTTTGGAATTGAGAATACCAATGTTTCTAAGGCTGAGCGTGTTCAATCTGCTGAAGTCGAAGCTAACAACGGGCAAATTGAGGCATGCCGCCTCATACGTTTGAATTGCCGCCGTGAAGCATGTAAAATGATAAACCGCAGGTATACCGAGATGCAAGTTTGGTGTGACATGAATAAAGACATATCGAGTGAGAATTACAACATGCTTGTGTCTGTCAACCCTGACGAGGATGAAGGGGTGTTATAATGGCTATCTTCACTATTGAACTCGGAACCCTTATAAACAGTGGTTTCGATCTCCAAATGGATAAACCTACCTCTTATCCTCTTTTCGATGAGTCTTATCGTGAGGGATTGAATAACAAAATATACGATCATTACGAATTCAGGGAAATAGGTTTAGAAACTCCTGCACTTTTTCGTAAATTTTTATTACGAAAAATGCGTGAGATAATGCCGTATTACAATCAACTTTATAAATCGGCTCTATTCGAGTTCGACCCATTTAATAATTATGATATGACAAGCTCAGGAAGAAGTACTAGAGACACATCAGAAGATAGAAAAATCAACAGATCTGAAAAAGCAGAAACAGTAGCAGATAGTACGACTGAAAGCAATACTAATAGTACTGCTAGAACCCTTAATAGTTCTACACCTCAAATGCAGCTTGCAGGTAATGAAGATTATGCTACTAGTATAGTTGATTCTAATAGCTTGACAAATGCAGATGGAAGCAGTTCTCAAACAAGTACGGCAAATCAAAACATGGTTGATGACATGAATTTGACGGGAAACAACGTCGATGAGTATATTAACAAAGTAAGTGGTATTACGGGTATCACCAAGTCCAACGCCTTAATGCAATTTAGGGAAACACTGCTTAATGTCGATATGCTTGTAATAGACGAGTTGAACGAATTATTCATGGGTATTTACACTGATTATTGGAACGCATTTTAAGGAGGTGAAAATAATGGCTTATTGGCCGTATAGATTGGGCTGCAATTGGCCTCCATGCCAAATCACGGTTCCGTTAGTATACGATGAATCTCTTTCTGCCATAGAACAAATAGGAGTTCTTTATGGACTGATCGAACAGATCAACACTTCTTTTGAAGGTTTAGTTACGAATGAAATGTTTCAAAAATTCGTTGACTATGTGATACAAGATCAGATTGACCAAACGAATGATCTTAAAAATTACACAGATGATGAAGTAGATAACGCAGTTTCATATCTTGAAGATCTGATCAGAAAAATAACCGTTGGAGAAGTAATAGTATACGATCCGTCTACAGGCTTCAAGAAAACTGTTGAAAAAGCTTTATCTCACAGTTACAATGATCTTCGTTATTATGCTATGTCGTGGGATGAATGGGGTGATGTAGTTCAAACAGATGAATACAACACTTGGGATAAGGTCGATACTTATCTTTATTCTGAACCAGTAACATCAGAGGGATACAGTAATATTCGTTCTGTTGATTTATTCAATAGGATATTGTTCAAGAACGATTCAAAGCCTAGATAGGAGAAACTATGGCATTCACAGCGTCGGGGGAAACTCCGAACCTACATCTACCGCAATGGGAGGGAACCGACACTCCCGCAGTGCGAGAAGATTTCAATCAGTCTTATCAAATCATCGATACGGCTGTTACTGAGAATAAAAATGCGATAAGCGGAAACACCGCAGATATCACTACTTTGAAAAACTCAGTCAACACGAATACACAGAACATTGCAACGCAACAGAAATGGTTTGGAAACCTCGGTGTGACTTCTGAGGGGTCAGCGACTAATCTTAAAACGCAGATCGATAAGAACACGTCAGATATTGCAGAGTTGAACGAAAGTCAAGCCGAGCAGGACAACCGAATCAGTGACGCGGTAAACACTGCAAACACGGCATCGACTACGGCAACAAACGCTAAAACGGCGGCGGATGAGGCGAAAGCAAGCGCCGCTGAGGCTTTGTCCACGGCACAAAGCGCAAATGCAACAGCATCGAGCGCGAAAACCACCGCCGATGCTGCTGATGAAAAAGCGACTTCCGTTCAAACTGCTGTAGTGCAAGCTCAGTCAACAGCCGATTCCGCACTGTCTACTGCAAACTCTGCTACTACCAATATCAACGATTACAAAACCACGATGCAAAATGTAAAGGTGACCAATGATAATAACTTCATCGGTAATACTTTGTTTACTATTAGTGGTGCGTGGCGATGGAAATGGACTAACGGAACATTGCGAATCATTCTAAACGGAGCAGTAGGTGCTGCATCTGGACGGCATACGATTCTAACCATCCCTGCTTCCGCTGGTTTTCGATTCGATATCGGAGCTAAAACGGAAGTCGGCTACGGTTACCTTATGAACTCTGACGGTTCGAACGTCGTTTACATCGCATCTGCCGATACTAGCGGCGTGGTAACCATTGAAACGTACACGACGACAGCATCTTCTTATTGGGCAGACATTACTTTAGTTTGCGCGTGCATTAACAGAGGTTAATTATGGCTACCCGCGAACTGATCATAAACTATGCTATGTATGCAATAGGAGAAGTTGAAAGTCATTGGACATGGAACAGTGTAACATACTATGATGGCGTTTCTTCTATCATAACTATAGGAATGATGCAGAACGCGGGTACTCATGCCCAAAGATTACTAAAAATAGTGCATGATAAATATCCTGATGAATGGGCTATCATCGAAAGCGGAGCACCCAATTTAGCCGATAACGTTATTAATTGGCCTGAGGATTGGAACACATGGGCTAGCCGTTATTTGACTCAAGAAGAAGGGGAGACTCTATCCTCTATATTAGGTAACGATAATTGCAAAATGGCACAACAAGAATATTGGAGCACTATCGCATCGCAATATATAGACAGCGGGTTAGCAAGAGGGTTTTCACTTGATTATCCAAAGCAGATGATATATTACATGTGCATGTATCATCAATCGCCCGCATCTGCAAACAGCGTAGCCGATTCAGCAGGTGGAAGCGCAACGCTTCAAAAACTGCATACAACCCGTGCGAATCATTATATTCTAGGTCAGTATACGAATAGGTACAACACTATATACAATCGTTTGTCTGATTGGGACGGTGAAAGCAACCCGCCTGATTTTGGGCAAATAGGGGATTATAAACCAGGCGACAACCAACCTCCGATAACGGAAGCACCGTCTAAGCTCGGTTACATTATACAGGTTGGCAATGATCTTTACCTGTATGGAAAAGAAGAATATAAAAACGGCGTTGTATTCGTTGCAGCAGGTGGTCAACGGTGGATTAACGGCTACAACGCAAACGGTGAAAACATTGAAGGGGGAAATACTGGTGGAGGGAGCAGCACTGATAATGCTAAAACTATAGACTGGGCTAGACAGTATTTAGGGCAGTGGTCATATATTTACGGTGGCGATAGATACAATCCTGCTGCATCAGGCGGAACCGATTGCTCGGGTTTTACGCATGCGGCATACTGGATAGTTCGTGGAATAGAAATAGGCGGATATACGGGTGCACAATACACTTCAGATGCTATGAACACTATATGGGAGGGTTCATCATGGAGTGATGTTCCGTGGTCTGAAATGGTTGCAGGAGATATTGTACTAATGTCACGCGACACAACCGATTATACAAGCGGAACAGGATCGCATGTTGCATTGTATACTGGTACTGGGTCTGTATGTATAGATGTTGGTTCTACTCCTTGCCCAACTGAACGGGATATCACTTTTTACAATGCTATAGCTATCTGTATTAGGAGGGTGAAATAATGGCAGATAATAGCATGTATTGGGATGGGCACGACATTCTTACAATGAATGCAATGTTTATGTTCGTAATCGGAGGGCGCGGAACTGGTAAAACATATGATACTAAAAAGAAACGCATAAAGCATTTCATAAAAACAGGAAAAGAATTTATTTATCTTAGAAGATATAAGACAGAATTTGAGGATAAATCTATATTCTTCGCAGATCTTTTAGAAGAATTTCCAGAATGGGAATTTAAAGTAGAAGGTATGAAGTGCTATATGAGGCATGTTACGGAGGACGATAAAAAACCTGAAAAATGGAGATTAGTCTGCTACCTTATAACTCTTGCAAATGCTCTAACTAAAAAATCTGTTCCATACCCTAATGTAGATTACATTATATTTGATGAATTTATTATAGACAAAGGTAATATTCATTATCTTAATAACGAAGTAAAACAGTTCCAAGATTTTTATAACACTGTAGATCGTTTTCAAGATAGAGTAAAAGTTATGTTTCTTGCAAATGCCGTTTCTATTGTTAACCCGTATTTCATAGCATACAAGTTAAAGCCAAGAAAAAATGCTAGATTTTTACGGGCACATAAAGGGTATATGGCTGTAGAAATGGTTGACAGTGAGAAATTCCGTCAACATGTAGACAACACACGATTCGGTCAAATGATAAAAGGCACATCATACTATGATTATGCGGTAGGCAATACGTTCCATGATTCTCATGATCGTTTCATACAGAAAAAGAGTGAAGATGCAAAATTCTTTTTTGCTCTTAAATTCGACAATCATACTGTAGGTATATGGGTGGATTATACAAGCGGATGTTATTATGTTTGTAATAAATATCCCAATGATTGTTTAACGTATGTTTTGACAAAAGATGATATGGAACCAAATCTTTTGATGATCGATAGATCAAGTGCTCTTTTAAAAAGCGTTAGAAAACTCTATATGCAGGGTTCAGTATTTTTCGATAAGATAACCACACGTGAATTCTTTAATAACGTGTTGGATTATCTTAATATCAGATAGTAAGGAAAACGAGGTGGTTTCATGGACGTTAATACCGTTGTTTCTATTATTGGTAGTGTGGGCTTCCCTATCGTTGCTTGCGTGGGTATGTTCTACCTGTATGATCGCACTCTTAAAGAGTTTACGGCTTCTATTAACAGCATCACAACAGAGATTAAAGATCTTAACGAAGGTTTTAAAAGCCTTAATCAAGAGTTTAAAGAACTTAAAGAAGATTTGAAAGAGGTTCTGATAGAACTGAAAGTGAAAGATGCTGATCATGCTTAAAGGTATAGACATAAGTTCATGGCAAGAAAACATAGATCTATTGGGAATGCCGATAGATTTCGTTATCGTCAAAGCTACCGAGGGTACAGGATATGTGAATCCGTACTGCGATCCGAAAGTCCAGCAAGCAAAGAAGATAGGACTAAAATGGGGATTTTATCATTACTTGACCATTGGAAACGAAAGCAATGCTGTAAACCAAGCAGATTATTTTTACGAAAATTGCAAAAACTACTTCAATGAAGGAATACCATGCGTTGATTGGGAAGGGAAAGGTTCTCCAAGCGGTTATTATGGAAGCGGGGCGGTTAATGCATTCGTGCGAAGAATACACGATCTTACGGGTGTATGGCCGTTAATATACTCTTGGCCGTCTTGGTTCAATAATGGTGGAGTGGAATCGAACTGCGGGAGATGGATTGCTTCGTATCCATCGGTTACCAATCCCTCACTCGATTATGACCCAGGAGAAGTTCCTGCTACAGATGGTCTTGTTGCAATGTGGCAGTTTGCAAGCGATGGACGCGTAAACGGTTATAACGGTAATCTCGATCTAAACCACTTCTTCGGTGATCGCTTCGCATGGGATGCTTATGCGCATGCAAGTTCTGTCAGTTCAAATGATGATAAAAATAATGAGGTGTCGGTACTCGAAAACGATGATTACATTGTAACAGTCGAGAAAAAGTAGTTGACATGACAAGTGGGTTATGATACTATATTGAATGTAGTAATAACCCACTTTAAGGAGCGTACAATGATTTTTGACATGATGAATGATAGTTGGTTGATCTATGATCGGAGCAGCGGTTTTTTCTTGAGATTCGATGACGAGTTTTCAGTCACTAAGATAATAAAAAGTTTTAATATAAAAGATTACGTAATAATTAAAAGCACAAACGATGCATTAGTAATATCTGTATACAAAAAGGATGAATTGCTTTATAAAGAAGCTTTTAATAGAACGGAGGAATAATGTGCTCCTCGTTAAATGACTTTGAGAAAACATGTCTTGCATTTTGTATAATAACATTTGCTTTTTTCATATATAGCAGTGACGGGCAGTTTTTAATTCTTACAATGATCGGGTGGATATGCTACACACTTGAATATATTTTTTCGATCATCAATTATAAAAAGGACGGAAAAAATGAATGATTACACAATAGATGTAGACGAATTAAATAAAATGCGCGAATTTGAAACACCTCAAGAACCGACATATGGTTTAATAGATTCAGAAATGACTACGCAAATATGTAATATTCGAGATGACATTGAAGTACTACAGAATAACTATATCTGGTTAAAAACAGAATTAAGCAAACGCATTGATGATATCAATGATTTAACATTAGCTCATGATCGAAAAATCATACAAATTAATTCAGATATTAAACAGGTCTTTGCGGCTTTAAAGAATATAAGATCAGATACCGAAAAGATGCAAATTTATTTATCTGTACTGATAATTACTAACGGTTTGACGTTTGGAGGATTGGTAGCATGTCTGATAAATACATTCCTTTAGACGGTGAAATTTATGAATATTGGAACGATGGTGAATGCCTTAGAACATTCAATACGAAAGAATCTGCGATACGGCACTACAGACTACAAGCGTCTAAACATCCTAACTCCCTACATACTATATTCCTAGTACAACCGAAAAGAACTGCAATTATACAACATCTACCATAAGGACACATTATGCAAGTTATTAATTTTGCAAATGCCTATGCAATAATGGGCGACTATAATGGACGAAAACCTGAAGTAAAAAAGCTCTGGAAGTATTTAGCAGCTTTTGATAAATATAAGCCAACAGAAAATGTTCCGTTTCCATCGCATATTTTAGACACAGATTTTAATGATTATGGCAGGCTTTTATGGGCATGTTTAGTTATTATGTATGGCAATTATGGTATATCTCCTAGATGTGGTTGGATAGAAGATACACATGCAGCCAAAAATTTTGTACGAGACCTGTTAAAGGAAATGTGATGAAAGAACAGATTCAAAAAGTAAGATTGAAAGATATTTTGTATACTGTTATCGGATTATGGGTTGTTAAGCAGGGTTCAGAAGTTGTGCTGTCCTCAGCTAATTGTCTTGAAACTACTATATGTTCATATGAAAAGTATAGAAATTATTTTGTTACACAGATCATTTCTAGTGATGAAACAACTCACATTTATATACGTGCGGATGGCAAGAAGATTAAGAAATAAAATTATGTGCGCCTGAATGATGTTAGAAATCGTTAAGATTTTTTGGCATAAAAATTCTGGCGCGCAGAGTGT